CAACGACATGACTTACCAACAGCGTAAACGTGGTCGTGGGAAAGGTAACTCTGTGCAAGCGCGCTTCGGCGCAAAATCGCGCAACGTACGACTCGAGCCTGCCGCCCAAGCGCGGCTCTCCGATTATTACGATGACTACGATTCCCCCACTCCGGACCCCTCCCGCAATCAGCGGCGGCGTCCAGCAACGCCGTCCACCGATGACGACGGCCCCGTCACGGGGCGCGTCACCCACATGGGCATCGGTGAAGACGCCAACACCCACTGCCGCGAATACAACCGCGGCGCTGGCACCAAGTATGGCAGTTCGTGCAAGTTTTTGCACCAGCTCCCTGATCCGCGCCCTGCCAGCCCCACACCGGCTGAAGCCGCCGACATCGCCTCGCACGCATCGTCCCAGCGCGGCGGCTCGCCCGACATGAAATACCAAAGCCGTGGGCCCCAAGCCCCCACGTCCGGCATCAAGTTGCCCTTCCGTTCAGTTCATCCCCTCCCCGGCTATGCCTCACCGCCACAGCCCGGTAATAACGACGTCGGCGACGGGTCTTACGTTACGCGCGCCAATGCCCTCGCTACGCCGTACGTCCGGTTCGCCTACAAGACCGCACGTGGCGAGTTCGAGCACCCCTACACCGTCGCCCGGACCGATTTTACAGTCCCGTACGCCGTGAGTGAGGCTGATGCGGCGCGCATCTGCCGGATGTTCCCCAATTTTCAGTTGAATTTCACTGGGACCGGGCCGCGACACACGCACCCCTTGCTCGCCACCGCCCGGCGCATCATGCTGTACAACACCATGCTCCGGTGTCAGAGCAACAAGTTTGCCACAGTTGTCGACGTCGGCGGCAACCCCGACGCCCATGAGTACATGAATGCGTTGGCGTTTCATCAGGATGCCATGCCCGATGGCCAGTTGGCCGTCCCTGTCGTTCACTGTTGCAACCCGGTGCTCGACCCCATCGACGCCGCCCGTCGGGTCGACAACGCTTCTAAAGACAACGTGTGTGGTCACGACGTTCTCGCGTGCACTTGCGTCATCCCTGATGCGTACATCATGATTTGCGTGCATGATCTGCCACCGCCGACCATTTTGGCGCTCGTGCAGCGATCCCGACAAAAGCGTGTCCTCGCGGTCTTCCACGACTTCCCTCAGCCCGTCGGCCGCATAGCCGACGAGGCCGACTACGAGCACTTGCCCGGGGGCCGTGTGCGAATGACCGTCGGCGGCAACGGCTTCACGTACGAGCATTCGTCCAACGGTTGGCTCCGCGCTTGCCACTGGCAGGATGGCGTTAGTGGTATGTCGTGGAAGGTCACGGCTGAGGTCTGTGGGCTCGTTGCTTTTGAGTTCGTCGCCGACGTGTGTCGGCCACTTTGGCGAGCGCCATTGCGCGCGTTGTCACTCACTGCGTCCGTCGCGCATAACGACCACTACGGCGCGATTTCACGCGTTGCCCCAGGTGTGGACGTTCAGACCGACACCGCCATCGCCACTGTTGAGACCTACTCCCATGGCTACTCATACGGCCCGTTCATGGTCTTCCCGCTGCGGTGTGGCGATTGCTCCGCCAATCGACTTTGCGACCGGCACCTCGTCCTCGACGCCAAGGACGTCTTTGGAGGCGGCCTGCCACCATTGGCCGACGCCAAGCATAACGACCCGTACGTCAACGACGAGTTGTTCGCCATCGTGCCGAAGGTGTTCGTGTACGAGGTGGCCACGGCATGCGTCGGGTTGAAGCGCAACGCTGACCTCACCAAGGCTCTGTACGCCAAGTACCGCACGACCATGCACCGGTTCAACCTCGGCCCCCGGCACGACGCCGCGGCGTTGACGCATGGCGTCACCCTCGGCTGCGTCATCAACATCCGCAACGAGCTCAACATGACGAATGAAAACATTGCAAAACACGTCGACGCCATCGCCGCTGTGAACGAGACCAACGATTGGAAGTTTGCCCCCTGGTACGTCCGGCTCTTCCGTTGGGCCGCCCACCGGATCGCCGTTGCGCCGTGGTCTCATAAGGTGGCTTGGTGCGCCGTTGCGTACCTCGTCATCCGTTTGTTGCGGTCGCGCGACCGTCGGTTGACAGCGGCCGATCGGCTTGCTCTCACCGCTACGTTGCCCCTGGCGCCTGGTCGACAGCTGCCGCCCGGCACCACCGCATACATGGCCTGCGGCTGCACCACGTTTGATCGAGTCGATTGTTCGGCCGCCCGGTCGTACGAACACGTCGAACCCGCGCCGCCGCTTGCGCGCACGTCCAAGATTGTCGTGCCACCGGTGTACGTGTCCCGCAGCGAGGTCGAGGTCTACCGTTGTGGCCCGACTCCTGTCATGTGCAAGCCCTCTGTCCATTTGTCGTCGACTGTGAGTGAGGTGCAAGGTCTGGTCCACCGCCTGCTCAAACAACAGCCCGTTTGTGACGACTTTGCAGGCGCCTCGATGTGCGCGGCTGCTCGGGCACTGTGCGACCGGTACCTCGAACCCGGTGATTTCGAACCCCTGCGGTGGGAGACTTGGGTGCTTCGGTACCCCGCGGCGATCCAGACGCAGCTCCGTCAGGCGCGTGACGAGGTCGGTAGTGGCCTCGTGAACGTTCGGACCATCATGCGCACCACCGCCAATGTTAAGAAGGAGAAAGGTACCTTTACCGTCGGCGGCGGCCCGCCCGTCAAACCGAGCCGCATTGTCGTCGCCTCCAGCAAGTACTTCAATGCACTCCTCGGCCCTGTCCAGGCCGCCGTCGACGCGCGGCTTAAGACGCTGTCACACGCTTTCGTTTACGCGCCGGGCAAGACCGTGTCCATCCTCGGCCGGTTCATTGCGTCCCACCCCGGTCATGCGGCCGTCATGGAGATTGACATGTCCCGATTTGACTCGACGGTCAACGCAGCGTGCCACGACGCCGAGCGCATACTCCACCTCCATCTCGGTGTCGATCGCATAGTGCTCCCCGGCGGTTACACGGCCATGGACCTGTACCGACTCGCCCGCCGGACGTTCGGTTGGACGCGGCTGGGCGTCAAGTATACGGCCGATGGGCCACGGTGTAGCGGCCGCGTCAACACGTCCGGCGGCAACACGTGGGCCCTGATGTGCATGGTTCTCGCCTCCGTTAGCCGCGCCTGCGCCGTGCCCGAGGCTTGCGTCTTTGATCGAGTGCCTCCGCCGCGTACGCTCCCCTGGCTCGTGCTCATGCCCTTCGGCTCCGGCAAGTCCCGACTGTGCGACGCGAACGCCGCCTGCATCGACGGCGATTTGCTGGCCCGCCCGCTTCGTATTGGCGCCGTGACGTACAACCACCCGCATCAGTACCATGGCGCCGCCGAGGAGCACGTGCCCCTGCTGTTCCGGCACCTCATCGATTGCGTCCATCGCGCTATCCTTGGTGGCCTGACCAAAGAGCGCAGTGTGCTCTTGGCGTGGCGTGGCACTGATTTCGCTTACTTCCGTTCACTCAAACCCCGTTACAGCGTCGGTTGGGACGCCCCCACGTTCGACGAGCACTACAGCAACGTCACGTCCCGCCGTAGCGGGTACTGCATCGACCCCGCTGACGGTGGCGGGCCTGATGCTCTCCACGCCATGCGGCAGGCGTTTGCCGCCGGGTTGGCATTCCTTGCCCGCGACATGCCGATGAGCCGCGTGACTGAAGACGCTGCGGGCGTCGCTGATTTCCGTCTGCTAGCGTGCGGCGATGACAGTCTCATCCTCACAGATCCAGCGACCGGGCGCCGCCAGGACGCGATCGTCGATGGGCTGCGCATGCTCGGGTTCGAGCCTAAGGTGGCCAATGCCACCCGTGCCACTTGCTCGTTCATCTCCGCGCGACCGTGGGATTGTTGGGCGTATGGTCCCGGGCGATCCTACCCGGCCTGCGTGCTCGGCGTCAAACCAGGCCGCATCATCCTCCGGGTGCCGTGGCTTGTCCAACCGCCAGCCGGCGTTAGCCGAGTCGCCCTCATCCGCGGCACGGCTCTGTCGCTCGAAGCGTACTGTCAGCACGTGCCCTACGCCCGCGTCTTCATCAAAGCCATCCTGCGGCTGACGCGCGGCATCAAGGCCGTGGCACCGGCGTACGTCGACAAGCCCACCGTGGCGCGCGACGCCACTGTCACGAAGGCTATTTCTTACCACGTCAGCGACGCCACCGTTGCCCAGTTCCACAGCATTTATGGGCTCGACCTTT